GGAGTGAGCCATTTAGGAGGCCAGCTAGACATCGCTCCTCATTCCCTTTAGCTCTGCTAGTTTGCTTTGCCGTTTCACCTCGGCTAGTCCGAGCCTAGTGCGTTCCGCTGGGTTTAGCCCTAGCATCGCAAGGTTGCCAGTTATAGAGCGCTCTAGTTCGCGTAGCGCTCGGCGATCTTTTGGGCTTCCCTCGGTTAGCACCTTAGCCCTTAGATTTCCACGCTCGTCTATCATCTCGGCTGTCATTAGCATTATTTCGTAATCCGTAGTCGGGCTAATCCAAAGCCCACCGATTTCCCAAACCTTGTCCCAAAAAGCTTGCCCTTGTATAAAGAGTTTCCTGTTGGCGATTGGGGTATCTATAGCTGCTGGGATCACCGCGACTTCGCGAGCATCTGGCAGAGGTCGCTTCCCGGGGTTGCCAATCGCTCGCTTTTGCTCGACTGGTTTCGGTGGTCTACCTGATGGCATTAGGGTTTACTTAGCTTTATTTGAGTGATGGTTTTTAGTCTGAGGTTGAGTATTCCGTTGGACTTAGTGTAGGTTTTAGCAAGATCTGGGTAGGCATCGGCTAGTTCGAACAAAGCTTTTTGATGATCTGTTTGGCGATCTTCAATGCCCCTAGCTTTTAGCTCCGCATCTATACCGCCCTCGGCGAAGTATTTAGTGATCGGGCACAGATAGTCTATGCGAACTACGCTGCCGTTTAGGATGTAGCTTCTGAGCGTTGTCTCATAATCGTCACCGCTAGATCCTTCCGTGACCCTTTCGCCCATGACGGCTGGATCGCCTGCATAGTTACCGTAGATGTTGCCACAAATGTATCGGAGTCCTACGGTGATCGTGTCTTTTAGGAAATACCCATTCGCTACGGGGTTTATTCCCCAAAGGCGAGCGCCCGACTTCTCGCATACCGCAAAGCCTATTTCCGCGAGCTGGTCTATCGTTCCTTCGTAATCCTTTAGCTTCTCGCCGTCCTTCTCTTGAATGTTGTATATGTCATCATCGAGATTTAGGATCGGAGTACCAGTGGCATAGCGCTTGTGATAAAAGCGTTGCGCATTTACTTTGCCCACTTGAGCGATCTCTATGTTGAACTCATCACCAAACTGCTGACGGTAATTCACCAACTCATCTAAGTTTGCGACCCAGATGGTGATTCTTTTTTTGTCAGCGCCCAACCTAAGCAGCGTTGGTATGGTTGCTTTCGCTAAGATCCCTGCTCTTTTATAGCTGGGTATGGCGATTTCGTAACTCATCGGACTCCTGTGTGTGTAGGTTTCGTGCTGATCTATTTAGTTATGCGCGTATCCCCATTAGATCTGCCATTCTTTATCTTGGCTTTAGCAGACTCTAGGCTTGTATCTTTCATGGTTATCTCACGCTCGGCTCGGCGCTTGCGAGCTTCCCCCACCTCAACTGCGTAAGTGTGGCAATCTTTCATACCTCGCTTCGCATAAAACACGATCGAGTAGCGGTAGCCATCCTTAGATCTAGGAGCTAGTGGGGTCACTCCATGAACATAAGCGTGACCATTGAACCAAAGCGCCCACCCGTCTCGGCAGTTGATCGTGATGCCGTACTCTGGCATGTGTAAATTGCCACCGTCCATGCCCCTGCGAACGACAGGCATAGCTGACCAAGTATCGAAGTTAGATCCATCGCGGTGATACGGCAACGCCGAGGCTTGGTTTATGACGCCAGATGTCCAAAGCGCGTCTTCCGTCATTCGCCACTCGGGTAATACCGCACCGATTTCGTTGAGATCGTGTTCAAAAACTTCTGGTAGCTGCTCCCGTAGGTAGTCACCTAAGACCTCGGCGGTATCGTTTAGTGTCATCTGTGCCTCTGGGCTTTCCCAAGCCAGTGAGGTGGGCGTACAGCTCTCGCGCTGTAGCACTGCGGATCTATTAGTAAAGCCAAATACCCTGCTGTTGTTGCGTGTCCCACTGGCTCGCAGCGTGGTCGAGTAATTCGTGTCTAAAACTGCCTTGCGCAAACTAGTGATTTTCGCTGGGTATGGTGCGTATAGCAAGATAGCTTCTCCAGTTGCTCGATCGCGGTAGATCCCTGCCTCGCTAACATCGGGCTGGTGATCACTAACAGTCTCACCGACAACCTTGTCGGCTTCCTCTTTTGTTAGAACACGATCTATAAAAAACTCTGGAAGATTACTCACTCAGCTTCTCCTTTATTAGCGCTTGAACAGTCTCGGCATTATCGCTAGTCCCCATCTGCTTCGACAGGGTTTCTAGCCCATCTACCATTTTCGCATACTCCTCGTTAGGGTAATACAGAATAATCGCACGAACAGCGCGGTTCGCGTAGCGTTCTAAGAACTCATCGTAGCTATTGTCCTTCTTGACTTGCAGTTCTGTGTCCACTTCACCAGCATTAGTTACGCGCTGCGGATCTAAGGTAGCTGGCACGACAGACATTTCAGTTTCGTCTAGTAGCGCCCTCATGTCTTCAACTTCTACTTCGCTAAATCCGATACTCGCTAGATCTGCTGGCTCGATTTCATCGAAGGCAAATACCAATTCTTCTAGATCCCACTCGCCTAGCTGACCGATACGGTTATCGGCAACGCTGTATGCGGTGGCAGTTTTCTCATCATCATCTACCCAGACAACAGCGATCTCTGACCAACCTAACCTGACGGCTGCTAGATACTGGTGGTTGCCTGCAATAATCTCCCCTGACCCCTTACGCGCAACAATAGGTTTACGCTGACCAAAGCGCTCATAGCTTTTGGCAATCGAATCGACATCGCCCTTGCGTGGGTTATGCTCGGCTGGCTTTAGCTTGTCTAACTTGACTGCTAGGGGTAATAGGTCTTTCGCGATCTCGCTCATGTTTAGTCTCTCATTAGTTTTGACTGCCTTTTACTAGAGTAACCTAAAAAAACTTTTCTTTTCGCGATTATGCGCACTTTGCTAAAGCATTGGGGGGTTTAGAGTAGAAGCGCCCTGATCTTCCTACCCCCTCCCCTACTGCGCCCGAGGGCTATCGGGAGCATCTTTCGGGTAGTAGTTCTCTATGGGTTTGCGTTGCCTAGAACTGTTACAGGATCTATGGGCAGGTGCTAGAGGGGACTGGGGGTTTCCCGGTATTATGTGGTCAGCTGTCCAAGGATCATTGTGTCTTGGTCCATCTCCGCACAGGTGACAATAGGTGGCAGCCTCCCTAACCGCTTTGGCTCTCTTGGCGTAGTCCCCACCGTAGTGTTCTCTCTTAGGTTTGGTTTTGTATTTTCTTTGCGGTCGCGTGGCTTCCATCAAGCGCAGGCGTTCCAGTCTGTGCGTCTCGCATCGAGTGTCCCCAAGTGAGAGTTTTCCGCACTCAAGGCATGGCTTAGGGAAGCCCGCCATTAGTTGTCTTTACTAGCCCAGCCTGAGCCATTGAATGTAACCGCTGACAATCCGAAAGATCTAATCATGTTGTATCCACACTTGGCACATGATGGGGTGTTTAGTTTCTGATCTATCGGTTGAGTGATTACTATCTTGTCATCGCAACTCAAGCAAGTGAAATCGTAAGTAGGCATAACTACAGCTTATACACTGTTCCGCTAAACTTCTTGCCCTTCTCGATCAAGTAGACACACAATCCAGCATCACTATCATCGCCAGACTTGTGTCGATACCAATCTGATCCGTTGTCGAGTGTTGGCATTTGAATCCAATAGCGCGAGTGCCCGTCTTTGCGCCCAGTCTCCATGACTCTTAGGTGGTGGAAGTGTCCGGTGTTTAGAATTGTTGCCTCGGCTACTGCCTGCTCACCATGCGACTGACCACGCCACCAATTAGGTATGCCGTCTGGTCTTGCTGATTGGTGACCATGAGCCAGCCCTACCACTTCTTGATACACAGGGATCGCTAATGACTCATCGTGAGATTGTGGTTCATAAAACTTTATAGAGAGCTTGGCTTCTATTGCTAGGCGAGCCAGCTGTCTTTGTATGTGTATACCCCAATCATCGAGTGGGTTACCTAATACGCCTTTGCCCTTACGCCAAGCGCAGTGATTAGATCCGACTGCTGCTGCCGTAACATCGGTGTATTTTGCTAGGAGCTTGAGGGTTTCCCATTGAAATGTTGCCTCGAGATCCACCTGCTCCATAAGCGATAGATCATTCGTGAATTGCTGACCAGCTACATTCTCGAATCCTTCTATGCTGTCACCGACATTTAGGAATAAGGATCGCTCTGGCTTATGTTCTTTGATGAACGCTTCTAGCGCTGCTTGCTTCTCGGCGATCCTTTGAATTAGATCTTGGGTGTTACCGCGTGAGCCAGTCTTGCCCGTCTGTGTATCTGACCAGCCGACTACTAATGTCTTCTCGGTCTTGGCGATCTTGACTGGCTTCGGTGCTTTAGATCTTGACCAAAGCAAGGTGAGATCTTCCCCAGCCTTCTTGATCCTAAAGTGAAAGCGGTAGCTGGTTAGCCAATCGCCATCGTATCTTTGCCACTTGCTTGTTCTAGGCGTGCCGACAACCTCATAATGGTCTGGGTCATAGCCAGCTTCTAGCAAGAAGTCAGTGAAGTCTGCTTCCGTTGTCAGTCCCGGAGTTACCGCTGTCCCTTCTATCCCGTCAAACTCAACTGCTGGATTCCCAAATGGTTTAGGTTCTGGCTTTTTAGCTGGTTCTAGGTTTTCTAACATTGGTTGCCTTACTGCCTGTGGCACGCGCAGGTTTTCCTGCGGTGTTTAGTTAGTGTCACATCTGCCAGACTAATGCCCCTAAGCCTTAGTTGGTTGGATAAGGTGTTGGCAGCCCAAGATTCTGTGTCAGCTAAGGCTGCTTCTAAAATTGCTTTGTCATCTGCGCTTAGATCGCTTAGGGTAATCGCTACCTTGCAATACTCTGATCCGTTCCTAGGTGGGACTAGATCTTCCAGCATTTACTTATAGTCCTTATCATCCAAGTAACTAATAAGATCTGAGATAAAAACGACATCTTGGTACTCGTTCGCTAAGTCAGGATCGTAGATCACCCTAATCTCTTTGGCGATCCTAGCGACTCTATTACGCTCGTAGAGCTTCCCTTGTTCGAAAGCTATGTGACCGCTGGTTGCGATTAGTTCATTTATGCTGCTCATGGTTTCCTCTGTCCTGTTTTCTTCTCGTATTGATCCTGATGAATAGCATCTAACAACCACCACGCGATAGCGCCAACGATTAGATAGCCCGTGAATGTTACGCCCACTAAAACAAATACAACTGTCCAAAAAGTATTCATCAGCCTTCGACCAATCTCAGAACCACATCACCGCGATCTTCGGGCAGGAACTTTAGGCTTGTGATGTTAGTTCCGCATTTAGCGGTTAGCGTCTCCGCCATAAACACCCACTTGTCTTGCCAGCTCCATAGATTGCCGTGTGAGTTTGGATAAGCAACGATTACTGCGTAATTACCTTTGAACTGAACATCTAGTTCATCACGATAGATCGAGTTCATCGAGCTTAGGTCTATGTCGAAAGTGACTGGCTCTTTAGGTTGGCAAGATCTAATGCCATCGGTGAATCCTTGATCGTAGTGGTTGATGCAGTTGCAATCGGTCACGATAGCTCCCAAACTATTGCTTTGCGACCGCTTTCCAGCTTCTCGCGCGATCCTGAGTCCTGAACTTTGCCAGCCGTGACGAGTTCGTGCCTTCTGGTTTTCACGCCTGAAAGACTGGCGCGAGGCGCGATCCCTTGGTAAGTGAGCTTGTTGTAGTGATAGACCAGCTGGTCATCAACCATAGATCCGTAGACATCATAGATCCAAAGTATCTTCTTTTGCGTTTCTGTTAGATTCCTCACAGATCTAGCAGCATCGTGGCTGGTCTGAGGATCGGTTGATTTTGCGTTAGGCATACTTTCTTCCTTTCTTGAATGCTGCGATAGAGGCGTTAGTGACAAAGAAACTGCGTGGTCCAATGACTATCGCTTCCAGTTGATGGGTTTTGATGTAACGATAGATCGTGTTCACATGCAGCCCCATAATTGCTGCTGCTTCTTGTGCGGATACTGCGTTTACTGGCGTTATTTGATCTCTCATGCTTGGCTATCCTTTTGTATTAGTGTGTTTAGTTCATCGTAAATAAGGCTTAGTTCCATAATCTTGAACTTCGCTTCTTCTAGGTTTTCTATCGTGATGTTTTCAATAGACTTTTTGAGAGCTTCTCGAGCTTCGCCTTCTAGCTTGCCTGATAATGCGCTTAGGCGAACTAACTGCATCGCTTCTTCAAGCTTTGTCATTAGCTATGCCTTTCGATGCCACGATCAAGCCCACGATCAAGAAGGCTAGTAATGCTGCCTTGTCTGAGGTAGCCCATCGATCGGACATGGTTATCGCGCCTGCTAAAAAGATCGGGAACGCGGTTATTGCTAGCAGTATTTTCATTGTTATAGTCCTTTCCGTTCTGCTATGTATTCCGCTAGAAACCATTTGCCCGTTTGGACTGCCCAGCGGAATGGGTCTTTTAGTTGCTTCGGTGGATAGGAAGTGTTTACTGTCTGCTCTATACACTTCCCTGACTCTAAGCGGTAATAGATCTTGAAGGTTGCTGAGTTGTTGTAAAAAACAACATGGTCACTATCGCTCGCCACTAGATCGTAACGCTCTAGCAGATCCCCTAATTGCTTTATCTGCATTAGATCGCCTTTAGTAGCG